CACACAGAGCCACGAAACAACCTCGAACGAGGAAACACCAAGCAACGAAACAAAAACGCAGCAGGAGGCACGAAAATGAACCACAGAGAGCAAATAATCATCGGAATAGACCCCGATACCGACAGAAACGGCATCGCAATGCTCGACATGAGCACGCACAAGCTCCAAGTCCAGATGCTCGCCTTCCCCAGCCTCCTCGACTTCATCAAGGAGAAATACCACCAATTCGCAGAAATTGACAAATGGGACTTCAAGGTCGTCATCGAGGCAGGATGGATGAACCACGGCAACTACCACATCAAGCGATGGCAGGGAAAGCAAGGAATAGCCAGTCTCGGAGTTGACCAGGGACGCAACGAGCAGGTCAGCCGAACCATCGGGCAGATGATGGAGCACTGGGGCATCCCCTACGAGTTCAAGAGACCGCTCCCTAAGTGCTGGCACGGAGCCGACCGAAAGATAACCAAGGAGGAAATCGAGGAAATAACTTTACAAAAGTTGGGCAGGCTCAACCAAGAGGGGCGAGACGCAGCCCTCCTCGCCTGGGACTGCGCAGAGCTTCCGATGCGCATCACCAGCGACACGCTCAGAGGGAAGCCTTCAGCGAAAAAGTCGATTTTTGCAAGGAAATAGGCTGAAAAATGTTAATTTTTTACCTAAAGTGATTACAATATAATCAGAAAGCCGTATTTTTGCGACATGAGAAGAAGAGACAACAACACAGAACAGGAGCAGGAAGCCATTGCTCATGAGCAGGACTTCCTGGGCGACATAGGCAACTTCGAGCTACCCGACATAGACCTCGACCTCATGGAGTTCTTGCCATCGGACGAGACGGAGGAGACGAGGTACACCCTGCCAAAGGTGGTGCCGATGAGGGAAGACTTCGTGCTTTATGACAACGCACAGAAGATGGCGAGGGAGCTGCGCCTTGGATTCGGTGAGCGTTTCGATGCCTTCGTGAGCGGCTCCTTCATATTCGGGGACTTCATCGAGGCATACCTAACGACACAGAACGCCTGCGCCAAGAGGATGACCATCAGCACGCTCTCCATGAGCCAGAACAACGTGGACAGCCTCCACACGCTCATGGAGAAGGGCTACATCGAGGAACTGAACCTCATAATCTCGGTTTACTTTTGGGGCAACGAGCGAAGCTGCCTCATTCCCTACATCTACAAGCAGCTCGACATTGGCGACAGATTCCAGCTGGCGGTGGCAGGAGTCCACACCAAGACCGTGAACTTCGAGACATTAGGTGGGCGCAAGATTGTCCTCCACGGCTCCGCCAACCTCCGCTCCAGCGGAAACATCGAGCAGTTCACCATGGAGGAGAACCCAGAGCTTTATGATTTCTACGACGAGCACTTCAACAGGATTCTCGACAAGTACGCAACCATACGCAAGCCGATACGCAACAGCAAGGCGTGGGATTACTTCACGAGAATGGTATTCAATAACAAAAAGCAAAAGGAGAACAAGCAATGAGTAGCGGTTCAGAATCACACGGAGGCGGAGGCTCAAAGCTCCACTCCAGCACCAGGGCTTCAAGAAGAGCCAGCAGCGTCCTGCCATTTTCGCCAGGAGGCGGTGGTGCAGCACCATTTTAGCGTAACAAACCAAGCAAGAGAGGCGAGCCTTCACGAAGGGCTCGCCTTGGCTGCTTAATAACCAAGGACACAGAAAATGCAGAAAGGAATACAACGAAAGGAGATGGAGCTGGCGGTGCTCCACCCAAATGACGGACAGGTCGAGGGACTGCCAAAGAACCCACGACGAATACGAGACCCCAAGTTCAAGAAGCTGGTGCAGTCCATCAAGGACGACCCAGAGATGCTGGACTTGCGAGAACTCATCGTGTACGACACCCAGGACGAGCGAGGCTACGTCATCATCGGAGGAAACATGAGATACCAGGCACTCACGAAGCTCAAGTACAAGACGGCTCCGTGCAAGATTCTGCCCCACGACTTCCCGATGGACAAGATGCGTCGCATCGTGCTGAAGGATAACTCCAGCTTTGGAGAAACCGACTTCGATGCACTCCTCAACGATTGGAACATCGAAGAGATAGAGGCTGCAGCCATTGACATCCCCGATATCCAGGAACCAGAGGAAGAGGAAGAGGCGAAGGACGATGGCTACGACGTGCAGGCGAACACCCCGAAGAAGGCAACCAGCAGGACAGGCGACCTCTACAGACTCGGAAACCACCGCCTCATTTGCGGAGACAGCACCAAGGGAGAATATCTCGATGCCCTCATGGGAGAGGAACAGGCAGACCTCCTCGTAACAGACCCTCCATACAACGTGGACTACCAAGCCAAGGGCAAGATGAAAATCGCAAACGACCACATGGCTGATGAGAACTTCGTGGCGTTCCTCACCGACACCTTGCAGAACGCAAGCGACAGCATGAAGCCAGGCGCAGCCTTCTACATTTGGCACGCAGACTCGCAAGGCTTCAACTTCCGAACAGCCGTGAAGAACATCGGCTGGGAGACACGCCAATGCTTGATCTGGAACAAAAACAGCCTCGTCCTCGGCAGGCAGGACTACCAATGGAAGCACGAGCCGTGCCTTTATGGATGGAAGGACGGAGCCGCCCATTACTTCACCGACAAGCGAAACCTCACCACGGTCATCGAGAAGAAGCTGGACATCGAGAAGCTGAGCAAGGCAGAGATGAAAGACCTCCTCACGCAGATATTCGGGGGAGAGACACCAACCAGCGTCATAGACTGCGACAAGCCGAAGAAGAACCCAGACCACCCAACGATGAAGCCCGTGCCTCTCATCGGCAAGCTCATCAACAACAGCAGCAGGCGCAAGGACATCGTCCTCGACATATTCGGTGGCAGCGGAACCACGCTCATTGCAGCAGAGCAGCTCGGAAGGTGCTGCCGAATGGTGGAGTTTGAGCCAATCTATGTGGACGTAATCATCAAGCGATGGGAGGAAATGACAGGAATGAAGGCGGTACTCATCCGCAACATCCTCGACCCAGAGCAGCCAGCAGACAAGCCAGCGACCAAGACGAAAGCAAGGAAGGAGGGATAAGCCATGCCAAGAGGAAAAGAGACAATGACGGAAAGCCAGCTCGCCAACATCGAGAGCCACAAGTGGCAGAAGGGGCAGAGCGGCAACCCAAGGGGCAAGAAGAAGGACAGGGTCAAGGCACTCTTGAAGCAGGTGCTCCCAAAGAGCAAGCTGAAGAAGAGCGAGGCACTGACCCTTGACGAGATAAACACCATCGAGAAGAGCATCCTCGTTCTGGAACTCGCAGACCTCCAGCTGCTGGCTAAGGCAGACGATACACCAGCATACGCTAAGACATTGGCTATGGCTGCAATCATCGACATGAAGAACGGCAAGACAACCACCATGGACAGACTCATGGACAGACAATACGGAAAGCCGCAGCAGAAGGTGGACATCACCACAGGGGGCAAGCCGATAGAGCAAGGTCGCCCACTCACCAGGGAGGAGCAAATCGAGTACTTGAAGAAGCTGGAGGAGGAATACTGAGATGATGAACGACACCGAACTGCAAAAGATGTGGGTGTTGCAGAATCCCCTCAACTTCACCAGGTACTTCTTCAAGGAGAACGGAGGAAAGCGGTTCATTGTCGGGCATCACCACAAGACCGTCTGCGACGCACTCGACAGGGTGCTCAAGGGCGAAATCAACAAGCTCATCATTAACATCGCCCCACGCTACGGAAAGACGGAGCTGGCGGTGAAGAACTTCATAGCGATGGGACTCGCCATCAACCCAGCCTCCAACTTCATACACCTGTCCTACTCCAGCGACCTCGCTGTGGACAACTCCATAGCGATAAAGGACATCGTGAACTGCGAGGCATACCAGCGCATGTTTGAGACCAGGGTGAAATACGGAAGCGACACCAAGGCACAATGGGACACGGAGCAAGGCGGTGGAGTTTACGCAACCTCCACGCTCGGACAGATTACAGGTTTCGGAGCAGGAGAGGTGGACAGAGTGGACGAGCAGGGAAATCCGCTCCCCTACCGATTCGCAGGAGCCATCATCATAGATGACCCGATAAAGCCAGAGGATGCACTGAGCGACGTGGTGCGTGAGCGAGTGAACCGACGATTCGAGACAACCATTCGAAACCGAGTGAACAGCCGCAACACGCCAATCATCATCATCATGCAAAGACTGCACGAGCACGACCTATGCGGCTACCTGCAAGAGATTGAGCCTGACGATTGGACGGTGGTCAGCCTTCCGTGCATCACCACGGACGAGGAAGGAAACCGAATGCCACTATGGGCGTTCAAGCACACGCTGCAGGAATTGGAGAAGATACGCCTCGCCAACTCCTTTGTCTTCGAGACGCAGTACATGCAGAACCCGACACCTATCGAGGGTTTGATGTACTCCCACTTCAAGACATACGACACCCTCCCGATAGAGGCGCACCTGCCAAGGCGCAAGTGCTACATCGACACAGCAGACACAGGAGCCGACTGGCTCTGCGCCATTTGCTACGACGAGTACGAGAGCGGATGCTACGTCACCGACATCCTATTCACCAACAAGAGCATGGAGTTCACGGAGCCAGCCGTGGCGAGGATGCTGGTGAGGAACCAAACCGAGGAGGTCGTGGTAGAGAGCAACAACGGAGGTCGAGGGTTCAGAAGGAACGTGGAGAAGCTCGTCCGCACCCTTGGAAATTGGATAATGGTCTTCATTGACCTCGCCCAGACCGCCAACAAGCAGACACGAATCTTCATCAACAGCTCGAAGGTGATGAACATGGTCTTCTTCCCAGCAGGATGGGAGTTATTGTTCCCACATTACCACAACGCAATGACATCCTACCGCAAGGAGGGAGGAAACGAGCACGACGATGCGCCCGACTGCACGACAGGCGTGGTGGAGCGTTTCGGATTGATTACCTGCGCCCAGATCACCGACGAGGAAGAGGAAGAAATCGAGGATGAGATTTATTAACAACACCAAGCATAAGGAGAATCAAACAATGCCAGACATCAAAGAGATTATCGACAGACAGAACAGAATGCCAGCGCAAATCATCGACGACTTGAAGCAGAAGAGCCTCGATGTCATCCCTTGGGGGAACTTGCGCAAGGAGTACGAGCCAAAGAAACACCCAGTGTACACCGACCGCCACTACCGAGACAAGGTGCGCAAGGGCAAGGTGGAGAAGATGACCAGAATCACCTACAGCATACAGAAGCAGGCGGTGAAGCGAATGAAGGAACTCATGTTCACAATCCCAACGAAGAGAAAGTACACCACCAAGACGGATGATGAGAAGCAGGCTGCAGACATCATGGAGGCAATCTTCAAGCGCAACCGAATCAATGCGCTGAACCTAAAGCGAGCGCACAAGCTCTTTGCAAGCTGCGAGATGGTGACAATTTGGTTTGCCCAGGAGCAGGACACCATCTACGCAGGGCACAAGAGCAAGCTAAAGCTCCGCTGCAGGGTCTTCTCCCCGATGGACGGAGACATCCTGTACCCACTTTTCGATGAATACGATGACATGATAGCTCTCAGCGTCCAATACAGCCGAAAGAAGGGAATGGAGCAGCTCACCTACTTCGACACCTACACCGATGCCTTCCATTACCGCTGGGTCAGCAGGGACGGCAACGGATGGGAGGAAGACATGGAGCCAGAGCCTATCAACATCGGAAAGATTGCAGGCATCTACATCCACCGAGACCTCCCGATATGGGAAGACCAGAGCGACAACGGCTACGAGCTGGAGTGGACGGTCAGCAGACAGGGCAACTACCTGCGCAAGAACAGCCGACCAACCTGGGTAATCTACTCGGACAGCCAGCAGGTGACCGCACCGAAGAACAAGAAGCAGGAGCCTGTCGATGACAACGCAGGGCGCAACGTCCTCCGATACGGACAGAAGGACAAAGCGGAATACGCAACGTGGAACCAGGCAACCGATGCTTTGAAGCTCCAAACCGAGGAACTCAGACGAAACATCCACACCAGCCTCCAGCTCCCCGACATGAGCATGGAGCAGATGAAGGCGACACCAATGAGCGGAGAGGCACGCAAGATGCTCTTCATTGATTGCCAGATGAAGGTCACGGACGAGTCGGGAGATTGGCTGGAGTTCTTCGACAGGGAGGTGAACGTGATACGAGCTTTCTGCAAGCAGATGTTCCCCGAACTCGCAACAGCCTTCGACACCCTCGTGGTGGAGAACAAAATAATTCCGTTCCAAATCAATGACCGAAGCCAGCAAATCAAGGACATGAGCGACGCAACAGGAGGCAAGCCTATCGTATCGAGACGCACCGCTATCCGAGAAATCAACATCGTGCCAGAGGAAGAGGTGGACGAGGAAGAGCAGAGAATCATAGACGAGGAGAATGCAGCAGCCGATGCCTTCTCCAACGAACCAACCATGTAAAGGATTGAACAATGCCAACAAGAATCACCATTGCAACATACGACGAGAAGCACAAGCAGAACCTCGCCAAGAGAGCCAAGAAGGTGAGCAGCCTATACGACGCAGCCGTGAAGCGATTGACGCAAGCGGCTGCGCCATCCCTTTTTGACGCAGACAAAGAGCAAGAGTTCCACTTCGAGGACTTCCCAACCTTAAAGAGGGAAATGGACGCACTCATGCAAGACCTATACTCCAGCCTACAGACGAACATCGAGGATGGAGACGAGGAAAGCTGGACGCTCGCCAACACCAAGAACGACGCAATGGTGGAATCGGTCATCGGCAAGGCGAAGCTCCCAAAGCAGACCGTACAGGCGTGGAAGTACCCACACTTGGAGGCACTCAACGCCTTCATAGACCGCAAGGAGGCAGGGATGGGGCTCAGCAAGAGGGTATGGAACCTCACCCAGCAGTTCAAGGATGAAATGGAACTCGCCCTCGAACTCGGAATGGGCGAAGGGAAGAGCGCAGCAGAACTAAGTCGCGATATCCGCAAATACCTAAAGGAACCGAACAAGTTATTCAGAAGGGTGCGAGACAAGAGCGGAGCCTTGCGCCTCTCCAAGGCTGCTGCCGCATATCACCCAGGGCGTGGCGTTTACCGCTCCAGCTACAAGAACGCCCTCCGAATGACAGCGACCGAGAACAACATGGCATACAGGACAGCCGACCACACCAGATGGCAGGCTCTCCCTTTTGTTATCGGTATCGAAATCCATATCAGCAACAACCACCCGACAGAGGACATCTGCGACCTATTCGACGGAAAACGCTTTCCAAAGGACTTCAAGTTCACAGGATGGCATCCATGGTGCAGATGTTATGCAGTTTCCATCCTCGCCAAGCAGGAGGAAATGGACGCATACATCAAGGCTCTCATTGCTGGCGAAGACGTGAGCGATTGGCAATTCACTGGCAAGGTCGAGCAGATGCCAACCGAGTTCACCAAGTGGATGAAGGACAACGAGAGCCGAATAGCCAAAGCCAAGTCCATGCCCTACTTCATCAAGGACAACTTCAAGGACGGAGACCCAGCCAAGGGGCTGCGATGGGAAGGCAAAAAATAAACAATCCGCACAATGGGAACCTTCGTTCATGAATGAAGAACAATATACAGAACTGACGAGAACTATGAAGATTACTCCTGAGCAACATCACGAGTTATATGATGGAGATGATGTGTACATCGACAGTTCATGGTCACGTCAGATTAACAAAGAGCTGGCAAGCGAAAAAGTTAGAGGTGATATACCAGATAATTTCATGGATGGAGACACGGGAACAATACGTCAATGTAAAGTTCTTGATGCAGTAATCAAGGCAAATACGCTAAAGGAAGATACATACGTTTATAGAAAAGTTACCGAGGATTGGTTAAAGAGAGATGGGGTCTCGTTCACAGAAGGCAATGTTATACATGAATTCGGATACACGTCAACAAGCGCAGTCGAAGGAAATACCTATATGAGCAGGAAAACCGTAAGAATGAATATTAAAATTCCTAAAGGAACACATGCGTACGTCTCGGAGAATATAAACGAAAGCGAGATAATCCTTGGTAGAAATTCAAAATTCTTAGTAAAATCGGTAAAACACGAAGGTAAAAATACGATCATAGACCTTGAGCTACAGCCACAAATCGTCAAATCTGTCAAAACGAAGCACGAGGTTATAATGGAGAATGCAGCCAAGCGACATGCAGCGAGAACCAGCGAACAGATAGATGATATCAAGGACGCATGGAGAGAAAGAAGACTCGATGCATACGACAACCGATGCGACCAATTGATGAAGACACTCACATATAGCCAGGGACAGACACTCCCAGCATTGACGAAGAGACAGATAGCCCTGCGCAACGCCATAGGCAAGGACGCATCCGTGAATGAGGTCGAAGCTTTGTTTGCTAAATTCGAGAAGGGCGTGAAAGCACAGAACAAATGGGACACCCAGGTATGGGGCAGCTTCAGCAAGGAGCAAATCGCGAACATGAAGGACATCGAAAAGAGCCTCGGAATCAAGAAGGGAAGACCGATGACCTACGAGGAAGCTGACAAACAGAGCGCAAACCCATTGCATGTGAACGAATACATTGTGGACAAAAACTCAAAATGGGTATTGTCTGGGACAAAGATTCATGTAAGCAAAAACCCATTATACGACAAAGCCAAGCACGAGCCATACGATATAAACTGCCAAACTTGTGCTCCAGCCTACGCTCTGAGAGAATGGGGCTTCAATATTCATGCAAAAGGCAATACACAGAAAATCGGAGACTTGTCTTATTACTTAAGCCATGGCGATAATTGGCTGGAGACATGGACTGAGAAAGACGGCTCGCCTGTAAGCATAACCAGTTTTAAAGACTTCCAAAGAGCACATCCAGGCTGGAAGCACATGACGCAACAAAGATACCTCCAATACTTCGACGAAGTTTGCAAAGAGGAAGGCACATACGAAGTCGGTCTTAGCTGGGAACCAAGAGGTGGACATTGCACAATCGTTAAACGATTCAACGATGGAAGCCTTAAGTACATAGAGCCGCAGGAAGACAACTCCGACGGAAGCGGATTTGAGGAAAAGGACATTAAATACCTTTGCGAAAAAATGAGGAAAGACCCAATTTTGAAAGATGGAGCGATAAAGGTCAGCGACAAATTGCTTAATTTAAAATACGTTTCAATTTTCCTTAAACGCTGAAATTACATCAAGGGCGATAAAACCTTTAAACTCGGTAATTTCCCCATTTGAAGACAGGACAAGAGCAACAGGGAAGCCAGTCTTGCTATTGGCAACGGCTGCACAATAGCAAGATTCCCCCTCCTTCTCCCCAACAAAGGAGACGGAATAAGCAGAACCAAGGTTCTCGCTAACGAAGCTACGTATCGTCTTTGAAACTTTCATAAAAGTTTAGTTTTTTGCGGCAAACTTACGAAAAAAGTCGGAGATTGCAAAGGGAAAATCCCTATAATTTGCGAATTTAGCTTTAATTTACGTTAAATAAATGATTATATTGTAATCACTTTTAAGAAAAAGAGCTATTTTTGCAGCGTTACAAATTTGTATAACCAAAGCATAATTTTATGTTCGAATTGATTTTAAAGGCACTCAAAACCAAGTTTCCTGGGGTTGATGCCAAGATTTTAGAGCGGATAGCCAAGAAAAAGGCTGAGACGACAACCAAGGAAGAGGAAGTGAAAACCGTCGTTGATGGGGTGACCTTCCAATCCATTCTGGAGAGCGAGGGCGACCGAAGAGCTGACGAGGCTCAGAAGACAGCCGTGACCAACTACGAGAAAAAGTACAAGTTGAAGGACGGCAAGCCTACCGACGAACCAGCACCAAAGACCACACCAAGCCCGACAAACCAGCCAACAGGAGGGGAAGACAGCGAGGTGATGAAGATGCTCAAAGAGATTAAGGCAGACAACGAGCAGCTGCGCAACGAGCTCAACGGATTCAAGTCCGAGAAGCTCGGCAATCAGCGTAAGCAGCAGTTCGAGGCTTTGTTTGAAGGGGCATCCGACAAATTGAAGGAACGCTACATGCGCAACTACGACCGCCTGTCATTCAAGGACGATGAGGACTTCAACGGATGGCTCGACAGCCAGAAGCCGTTCATCGAGGATGACATCAAGACGGAGAAGGCAGCAGGTGCAACCAACACACCACCGCTCGGTGGTACCCGACGCAAGCCAGGCGAGCAAGCCGACCCAGCCGTTACCGCATACCTCAACGCAGAGGCAGTGAGAGAGCAGCAGGCAGCATCGCCAGTCATCATCGGACTCACCCAGGGCGCACCAGCGACACCAGCACCTCCTGCGCAGTAGCAAAGTTTAACCATTTAAAGGGAAAAAGCAATGAACCGCATGTTCAAGCACACGGACGCAGACCGACCTGATCCTATCGTCTTCGAGACCATCGTCACGGAGAAGCCTGGAGGCGGTCTCGTCAAGAACCCTGAGTTCGACTTGCACAAGGGTCTCGCAATGGGACAGGACGCAAGCGGACTCTTTGTCCCAATCAAGGGATACCGCCTCATTACAGAGGTAAAGACAGCTGACACCACTATCAAGATAGCCAAGGGCAGTGGTATCAAGAAAGGAGACGTTATCGCCCATGGCAAGGTAGGTGTCGCCTGCACCAAGGTGGACACCGAAACCAGCCAGGACTATGACGTGGTGACCGTCACCTTGGGCGTGGCTATCGCCCAGGACACCGTCCTCTTCCAAGCAGCCGAGGCAGCGGACGGAAGCTCAGCAACGGCTGCGCCAATCCACAAGCCCGAATACATCCTCGGCACATTCGTCAAGGCTGGAGAGGGCGACTTTGAGGCTCGACTGATTCGAGGCGCAAGCCTCCGAAAGGAGACAGCACCTGTCGCAGCAGAGGTCGTGGATTTGATGAAGGGCATCACGCTCGATTAATTCATTAACAAAAAAGGAGACAAGAATCAATGGAATCACCATTATTTGACATTGACATACCTGGAATGCAGGCGACCGTCAACAAGTTCCAACCAGGAACAGGTCTCGCATGGGCTGCACTCTTCCCACTCAAGTACACCCGAAAGTTTGACTTGAAGGGCTTGGAGGGAGACGAGGGCATCCCTGTGGCAGCGGACAGAGTCGCATTCAACACCAAGGCTCCAAAGAAGACACGCCAGAAGGTCGGCACCTGGAGCGGCAAACTTAGCAAGTACGCAGTCAGCCGTGACAAGGACGAGGTAGAGATTAACGAATACCTCGACGCACAGACCCTCGCAAACACAGCAACCGAGAACCAGCAAGAGAAGCAGGAACTCGTTAACTTGGTTTACGATGACGTGACCTTTGTCCGCAAGGCGATGGACTACAAGGTGGAGCTGGACTGCATGAGAATCGCATCCAGCGGTGTGCAGACATTCCCAGCGAAGATTGAGGGCGACATGGCGACACAGGACACCATCGACTTCAATGTTCCTAAAGCCAACTTCATCGGAGTATCAATCTCCAACAAGAAGAGCAAGAACGGCGAGACAACCATCGAGGCGGTAACCTGGGATGACGAAGAGAACGCAGACGGACTCCTCGACCTCGCCAACGCACAAGACATGATAGCAAAGCAGGGACTCACCAAGCCACGCTATGCATTCATGGAGAAGTCCAAGTTCAACCAGCTCATCGCACAGAAGAAGACCGCCAAGCGACTCTACCCACAGGTGAACGACCTATCGATGATTACAGCCGACATGATTACGCTGGAGAAAATCAACGCCTACAACGAGAACCCATCGAGAGGCTATCCGCACATCATCATCCTCGACACCTATGTAACCATCGAGCATAAGGACGCAAGCCGTGAGACCATCAAGCCATGGAACGTGAACGTGGTGACACTTTCGCCAACCCAGCAGCTCGGATGGACTTATTACAAGAACGTACCTATGGTTCAGAACACCTCGGCTTTGCAGGTTTACGGAGCTTTCTTCAAGGTCACCCGATACAGCGAGGTGAACCCTCAGTCGGAGACCACGCTGGCAGAGGCATACGTGCAGCCTGCGCTCATCAACCGCAAGTCCCTTGTTTTCCTCAACACGGCAAACAAGACCTGGGCAGATGGCGAGGCAGCGACAGCCTAACCCGTAACAGAGAGACAGCATGAAGACAAGACACGCAATCAAGGCAATGAGCAGCTACCCCATACCAGCCGCAACGATTGACAACATCATCGACGAGGCAGGGCTGGACGCAGAGGCTGAAATCACCAAGAAAATGAGAGCGAGCAACGAGTTCAAGAAGGCGAAGGCACTGACCTACGCCTTCCTTGCCGAAGCACCGAACATCACCCAGGGTGGAATCAGCTACACGTTCAGCGAGGACGAACGCTCACGATTCGCCAAGAAATCGAACAGCCTGCTCGCAGAGCTGGGAGAGGACGAGGCAGGAACCGACGTTCAATGCGGCTACATTGGGGAGGATTTCTGATGATTATCCAAAATGGCTTTCTTTTCATTATCGATACCACCAAGGGGGGAATGCTTCACGGCATCCCCCAGAAGGTGGACAAAACCAAGGGAGAACCAATCCCTTGCAACATATCGAAGAACAAGAGCGACCACCAAGGCACATACCAGGACGGCAAGTTCACGCAATTTGCAGCCAAGGTACTAATCGAACCGCAGGACTTCACCGCCAAAAGAGTGAGGCTAACCGACAACCGAGGCACAGACCTCGGAGAGTTCGAGGTGCAGGACATCACCTATCTCGAAGCTGTGGACGCATTGCAGATAACCGTCTGAGGAGAATAAGACCATGCCTATAAAACCCAACTTCACGGCAAACGACATCCGCAACAGGATGAACCAGGAGATACAGCGAAGGAGACTGGCACTGATAGCCCAGCTTTTCTACATCGGGGAGGAATGCCTGACCCAGGCGAGAAGCGGACACAAGTACTTGAACCAAACAGGAAACCTTTGCAGTTCCATAGGTTACTGCATCCTCGACAATGGCAATATTATACACGAGGGAGAATGGCAAGCCGTGGCTGGAGACAAGGGCGACGGAACGGAGGGAGCCAAGCAAGGCGTGGCTTTTCTTCATGATCTGGCAAGCAAGCAACCAACGAAAGGCATCGTTTTTCTTATGGTGGCAGGAATGCCATACGCCCAATACGTCGAAGCTATGAGCCTCGACGTTCTCGATACAAGCGAGCAGATGGCGCAAGCCAAAATCAAGGCGATGCTCAACCGATTATTCAAGGCAACTTAACTATGGCAAGAGGAACGACACAAATCGAATTGGAGATGTATGCAGCTCTCGAGGAACTGATGGGAGGTATGATAACAGGGACATTCTACCCCAGCGACCTGCGACCACTCGATGCGAACACCGAGGACGCAGTCCTTACCGTCTCCAACGTAACGGCAGCGCAAATCCAGGAAGGCAGGGCACGGCTCAATATTTATGTACCCGACATCGACAACGGAGGGACGAGCCTCGTCCCCGACAAGGCAAGGTTGATGGAGCTGGAGAAGATGACCGACAAGGTGGTCGAGACACTTAATGAAGCCGACACCGCCTACATTTTCGATTTGTTTCAAGCTACGGCAACGATTGCCGTGCCAGGGAAGAGTGAGCATTTTTTGAACATCGGCATTCATTTTAAGTTAGCAAACATTTAAATAACAAGGAGAAACAAGACATGGCAGACACCAACCGAAAGATTATCATGTCATGGGGAAAGTGCAAAGTCGAGTTTGGAGACACAGGTGAGAACGATGCATTTGCAACAGAACTCACCGATGTCGGTGTCATCAAAGACCAAAGCACCGAACTCTCAGCCAGCGATGGAGACCAGCTCCAGATGAAGGCTACAGGTGGGGAGGTCGTGGCACAGGAAGACAACGAAGGCACGCTCCAGCTCGTGACAACCGTCATCGAGCCGACACCTGAACTTTACGAGAGACTCGGCATCGCAGACAAGGAAGCTGATGGCGAGCAGAAGGTGAAGACCCACATCGTGCCAGGCGACAAGTGTCTGAAGGTTACACCACACAACAAGGGAGCGAGAGGAATCAAGGCTCCGCTTTGCCGCATCAAGGTAGCACCAGCCCTTGACGAACAGAATGGTAACGCCCTCACCCTCACGTACAACATCTTCAAGACAACAGGTGTGGCACCAAATGAAAAAGGAGAAGACCAGAACTACTGGTACTCCCGATTCAAGACTACGGAGGCTTTGAAATAATCCCATATTCCAAACCAAGGGCAGGAGGAAAGCGCAAAGCCACCCTCCTGCCCTTTCATATTCAAGAGAGCTATGGACAAAGAACAAAAGACATTGGAACAGCAGGTGGTGGACACCATCCTCCAGCGCAAGACAACATCGCTGGAGATAGACGGACGCACCTACGAGATACCAGCACCGACACCAGCCACGCTCATGATGGTCAGCGAGGAAACCTACAACATGCCCGATATCAACCAAGCCCCGAAGAGCATCCTCAACGAGACCCTGCGAACCGCCAGGGACTGCAAGGCATTGGGCAGGATAGCCGCCATCTTGGTACTCGGAGCCAAGCGCATAAGGGAGAACCACAGGGTGAAGATTTCCCAGATCAAGAAATGGAGCTGGCGCAAGTTCCGATTCATCACAGAGGCGAAGACACAGAGCGAGGTGGACTACATCGCAGACCGAATCCTCGAGGAACTATCCCCACAGACGCTGAACGAGGCGATAACCAAACGGCTGCTGGAGATGCAAGTGGGCGATTTTTTCGGTCTTACCACTTCCCTAAGCGCAACAAACATTCTAAGGGCAACAAAGGAAGTGGAACAGACAGCCCCTGGGCAATCATCATAGGCTGGGCGAAGAACCTCGGAGTGACAACGGAACAGGTTCTATACGACTACAGCTGGACGAACCTCACCCTTTACTCAGCAGCGACCCCACAATTCGATGACGAGGACACCAAGGCAGGAGGCAAGGAATGGGACGAGTCCAAGGACGCAAACAACCCCGACAATTTCAACGACAAGGACGATGAGGAAGAAACCATCGTAAGGAGCATTTAAAAAATGGCAGATTTCGACAACGGAAGAGAAGGATTCTCGATAGGCATAGACGATTCACAATTGCAGAGCGACGCTGAGAAGGTCGTCCAACAATTCCAATCCATCGGCAGGATTGCCACCGAGATAGGACAGAAAATAGACTCTGCATTCGGCAGCGTCAGCACGGAGAGCCTACGGCACGAGACGGAGGAAGCGACCGACAAAATCAAGGAGATGGGAGACACCACCAAATCCGAGACCGAGAAGATGGACGCAAGCCTCAAGAAGATAGCCGCAGGCGTTACTGCGTACTTTTCCATTCAGAAGTTAGCCGAGTTCGAGAGCAAGGTCATCAGCATCAGAAGCGAGATGGAGAGCCTGCACGTTTCCTTCAAGAACCTCGCAGGCGAGCAGATGGGAAACGAGCTATTCGAGCAACTGAAGGAATACGAGCTGCGCACCCCGATGATTATGAACGACCTCGCACAGGGAGCGCAGACAATGCTCGCCTTCAACATACCAGTGCAGGAGGTCATGGAGCACTTGAAGGCAATCGGTGATATCTCCATGGGCGACAGCGAGAAGTTCAAGAGCCTCACCCTCGCCTTCTCCCAGATGAGCGCAACAGGCAAGCTGATGGGACAGGACTTGCTGCAGATGATTAACGCAGGATTCAACCCATTGCAGGTTATCAGCGAGAAGACAGGCAAGAGCATCGGTGAGCTGAAGGACGAGATGTCAAAGGGAGCCATCAGCACCAAGATGGTGCAGGATGCGTTCCACGCAGCCGCCAGCGAGGGAGGTAAGTTCAACGGAATGCTGGAGCAGCAGAGCAAGACAATGAAGGGTGCGCTCTCCAACCTGGAGGGAGCATGGCAGTACATGCTCAACGACATAGGCGAGGCACAGGAAGGCTTTATCGTTGACAGCATCGACGCAGCGCAGAAGCTCATCGCCAACTACAAGCAGGTGGGACAAATCATCATGGGCTTAATCACCACCTACGGAACATACAGGGCTGCGGTCATGGTGGCGACCGTGGCAGAGAAAGGACACAGCATCACAATGATTGCAGCAAGGGCGCAAATCCTGCTCACGCAGAAGGCACAAGCCTTGCTCAACGCAACGATGCTACCCAACCCATACGTGGCAGCAGCCACGGCACTCGGAGTGCTCATCGGAACATTGGTAGCCTGCCAGGACGGACTGACCGCTGACGAGAGAGCACAGAAATCATTCAACGAAGAAATCGAGGCAGGCAAGCAGAAACAGGAGGAATACAACCAGGAAACAGAAACCGCCATAGAGAACGCCCAAAAGGACGGAACCGCCACAAATGACAGACGCAAGGCACTGAACCTCCTCATACAGCGATACCCTGCCATCATAAGAAAATACATTGACGAAGAGGGACACCTAAAAAACATCGTCAAGCTAAAGCGAGAAATCGCAGAGATAGATGGACAGAAAACAATAAATGGCTACAACCAGCAAGCGTCGCTCAACGAGCGATATGCAGCCATACTGCAAATGGCACGAAGGAGACAACTCCAAAACATAGGCAGCACGAAGAATCCATTCACAGAGCAAGAAAGAAAACAAATCGATGAAGCCAAGGAATACTACTACAAGCAGAACGGATGGACGAGCCGAATAACAGCGAGCCTATCCGACATGATAGGCTTCTACCAGGGCAAGGGACGCAGCTACCGCCAACAGGCTGGGAAGACCGCCACCACCCAACAAGCCAATAAGCTCGCAGAGGGATTCAAGAATCTAAACAACACCCAGCTCAACAACCTCATCAAACAGCTGGAGAAAGGCAAGGCAACAGGCAAGAACGTCACGTTCAAAATGAAGGGATTCGGAAACTACGCCTACAGCCAAAGCGACATATTGAGCATGCTCACAACCGCCCAGGGTATCAAGACAGCCAGGGGCAAGAGCAAGAAGACATACAACGCCAGCGACTGGGACAAACAAGCCAAGGACGCACAGGCGAAACTCGACGAAATGGGAGATGACAAGAAGGGAACCAAGGAGTGGAAGGCGCAAGAAGACCTAATCAAAGAAGCGCAGGAACACAAGGCATCCCGACAAGTCTCCACCCACCAACAGAGAACATCAGCCGCCAAGAAGCAACAAACCGAAGCCGAGAAAGCCACCAAGGAGCAAGCCAAGGCAGACGAGAAGAAGGCAGAGGAAAACTACAAGTACGAGCAGCAGAGCACCCAGCAGAAGACCGACAACGAGCTACTGCAGGCACAAGCCATCGTGGATGCGATGAAGGAAGGCGAGGCTAAGAAGCTCGCCCAGCTCGACATCAACTACAAGAACGAGCAGGATGCGCTCGACAAGGAAGAGAAGGCATTGCTCCAAGCCAAGATAGACCATGCAAAGACCTTGTGGGAGGCAGACCCGAAGAACGAGAAACGAGGGTTCTATGCCACAGGGCAGCAGAAGAACATAAAGCTGACAGACGAGGAAAAGGCTGGAATCACAGCCAAGCGCACCTCGCTCGACAGCAACACCGCACAACAGAGGGACGACCTGATCAAGGCATTGCTCGAGAAATACGATGACGAGAACGAGAAAGCAGAGAAGACCCGAAAGGCAATCACGGACGATATCGCCCAGCTGACAAAACTGAGGGACGAAGCAGCCAAGCTCGGAGACAAAGACCTCGTCCAGCGTTACGAACACAAGCGAGAGCAGGCAACGAAAGCCCTCGAAGAGAACATACAAAGCGTTTACCTTGAGGAACTGAAGAAGTCCATCGATTGGGACTCGGTCTTCAACAACCTCGACAAGCAGACAACGCAGCAGCTAAAGGACACCCGAAACAAGCTCCTCGCCTACAAGGGAAGCACAGAATACAAGAACGCCACCCCAGAGAACAAGAAGGTCGTGGAGACCGCCATAGGGCAGCTCAATGACGCAATCATCAAGGGAAGCGGCATATTCGGCAACCTCGCAGAGAACTGCAAGGCATACGAGGAAGCGAGCCAAAGATACACCGATGCCTTGAAAGAACTGAACATCGCACTCTCCGAGTTCAGCGACATCGAGGACAGCGATGCATCCGACGAAGCCAAGGAGAAGGCTAAGAAGCGAGTGGATGAAGCTCAGAAGAAGGCTGACGATGCCAAGAAGGACAAGGACACCACCAAGGTGAACCGAGACAAGTCTATCGACACGACAACAAACAATATCATAAGCCTCTCCAACGCAATAACCCTGCTCGGAAGCACCAGCGAGATGAGCCTTTCAGAACTTGGCAGTGTCGCAAGCAATGTCGCAAACGTATTCGGAGAAGCTGGCTCGAAGATAGGAGGCATCATCGGTGCCATTCTTTCATTGCTTGATGCGATACAGAAGCAGGGACTCTTCAAGTTCATCGGCAACATTTTCTCCTCCGTTTTCGGAGCGGTCGGTGGAATTTTCCGAAGCCTCACAGGAAGCAAGCTATTCGGTACCGACACCAGCGTTGAAGACACGATAAACGACCTCACCCAATCCAACAAGGATCTGGAGTCTGCGGTGGACAGGCTGACCGAGATAATGAAGGACAAGGCAGGACAGGAAGCAACCGACACCTACCAAAGGGCGAAGAAGAACCTGGAGGATGCAGAGTCCAACAAGCAACAGATTCTGAAAGCGGCAGCAGGAGCATACAGCAACGGATTTGCAGGCATCGGTGGACATCACTCCGCCAACAAGAAAATCAACGACTCCATGAGCGCATCCGATTGGGCGAGGATTAGCCAAATCACAGGAGTGACCGTCCGAGGTGCTGGTGACTTTTGGAACCTTACCAGCGAGCAGATGGCGAAGGTGGCTGACGAGGCGACCGACCTCTGGTCTAAAATCAAGAACGCAGGAGGATACAAGAACGTGTCCAGCGACATGGACGAGTACATCGAGTACTACAAGAAGCTCATCGACTTGCAGAACGACTACAATGAGGCGGTCACGAACCTATCGTTCGACAGCGCAAAGGATGGATTGAAGGAACTGCTGAAGGACACCACCAAGGGCTTAAAGGACGCAACCAAGCAGGTAAAGGAGTACATGGAGGAAGCAATCCTCAACTACATAACCAAGACGGCACTCGCCCAGGACATGCAGGACTGGTACAAGCAATTCGCTGACGTAATGGCTGACGGCACACTCGACCAAACCGAGAAGAACGCCTTGCAGAAAAAATACGAGGAAACCTACCGCAAGGGAGAGCAGCAGAGGGACAACATGTACGCAGCGGCTGGAATCGACCCATCGGAAGACTACAACCAAAGCAGCACCAGCGCAAGCCTCAGTGGAATGACGCAAGACCAGGGCGAGGAAATGAACGGAAGGCTCACCAGCATACAGGTTGGAGTTACCACCATTTCGGAAGCCATCCAGCAGCAGGCGATGAACAACGCAAGCATCGCACTGAGCGCATCGGCAATCAGAACCAACATGGACGACATGATGGAGATGCAGGTGCAGACGGTCGGACACTTGGAGAAGATAGAGCGATACACCAGCGAGCTGCCTGCGATGAACCAAAAGCTGGAAAAGATAAGAAAGAACACCGAACACCTTTAATAGGAGAAGCGACAAATGAACAGAATCGGGGAATTATTCATCAACGACATGGACGCATTCGGAATGTGGGGCATTTGCCTAAGCGACTCCTCGCTTTGCACGCTCATCGAGCCAGAGCCACTGAAAGATGCGGTCAGCAACAAGGCGACCACCGAGAACGGAAAGCAGGTCATCAAGGAGCAAGCACCAAAGGTGGACGAGAGGGACATGACACTATTCGTCCAGCTTTACGCACAGAGCCGAGACGAAATGATGCAGAGGCTGATATCGTTCAAGAAGGAGCTAAAGAAGAGGCGCATCAACATACGCACCAAGTTCGAGCCAGACGTGGTGTACCGATGCGACTACAAGAACTGTAAGCAATTCAAGTCATACTTCAAGGGAATGGCGACATTCAGCCTGTCGCTGAACGAGCCGAACCCAGCCAACAGGGGCAAGGAGGATACCGACAATTATGAAGATACAGATTTATAACAGGGCGCAAGCCAAGGCATACACCATACCAGTCGGGAGCGGAAGCACCTACGCATGGAAGAAGCAGGAGGAGGAGTACATCAGCGTGAACTTCTCCACCTCCTCCGTCCTTTCGCTCCGAAAGGGATACTACACCAACATCGAGGGACTCGGTCGCTTCGAGGTGGTGGACTTGCCAAAGCCAACTGCATCGAGCAAGGACGCAGGCTACGATTATGAACTGCGACTTGACAGACCCTGGTACAAGTTCAAGAACCGCATCATCTTCTTTAGGATTGGCAGCGTGAACGGAATGCAAGCCAAGTGGAGCAACACCGACACGCTGGAGGCACAAGCCAGCATCCTCACCGACAACCTCTCCAAGATTGGCTACACATACGGAGGCAAGGAGTACATCGTATTCATTCACGATGACGTGGAGAAGAGGAACGACGCAAAGCTCATAGACTACGATAGCACCACCCTGCTCTCGGCACTTGACAAGATAGCCGAGGCTTTCGACACCGAATGGTGGATAGACAAGAATGAAATCCATTTCGGAAGATGCGAGCAAGGCGACCAGATCATAACGCTGGAGCAGCACAAGGAGCTGAACGGACTTAGCAGAAGCGAGGACAGCGAGCAGCACGGAACCAGGCTCTACGCTTTCGGCTCCAGCCGTAACCTCAACCAAAACTACAGACGCAAGCTGAAGAACCCATTCACGATAGACGGATTCCACAAGCTCTACTCCACCAAGGTGCGATTCACGACAAACAAGCCGAAGACATACTACAGCGAGAAGAACCGCATCAAGATAACCAGCTACAGCAAGTACGCTGACAAGACATACACATTCAAGGTGGTGAGCGGAAGCTACACCAACCCAGCCGCAGGACAGACTGTCTCCTGGAACAGCCCAGTCTTCGAGATTGAGGTGGACAGCATGGTGGACGCAATCGGGTTTCAGAACGGAACAGGCGTGCAGTTCATCATCGGGGACGAGACAGGAGGTCAGACGGACGCAAGCAAGACCACCATGGTCAGAGTTGAGCGAGAATACCGCCCGATTTTCTCGTTCAAGGACTTGCAACTGCAGAAGAAGGCGATAACCAAGAACACCACCATCACGCTGGCAGACAAGACCGAGACAGGAATAGAGTTCATAGGCATAGTGGCTGACGGAGACAAGAACATCAACGACGGAAGAGACTGCTACGGACTGACGGACGAGAAGAAGCAGCTCGCAGACACAAGCCAGCAGGTCACGCTCGCCCACCTCGCAATGGCATACGTCAACAAGCTCTACACCGAACCGATAGACGGACAGGCAGACGTGGCGATACAAGGAGTGGCAGACACCATCCTCCAGCTACCGATAGGCACGCCATACATTGACAGCGACCCGAACCTCGACCCAGACGAGGTGACGGACATAGTCAAAACCTACGAGGACATCTACCCAAGGGCACTGCTCACCATAACGGAGGTGACGGAGATACCAGCCAGGACAACCGACACCGACACAGGCAACGTGACATATTGGACTGCCTACCGATTCAAGGCGAAGCTCCCAGATGGCTCTCCCTTCGTTTTCGACAGCATATACGAGACGCAGGAGCAAAACAAGCCACTGAGCATCCACTTCGAGAGCGGAAAGCTGAACGGAATGGACTTCGAGGTACACTTCAACCCTGATGCGGACGTGGATGACAAGCAACTCTTCGAGATTACGAGGAACGACACCTACACGCTGGAACTGCCGAACGACACTATGAAGCCAGCGGTCGGGGACAAGCTCTACATGTACAACATGGACATTACCTTCATTGATGACGAATTGGTGGAGGCAGCGGAAATGGAGTTGAAGGCAGAGGCTGAGAAGGACATGAAGAAGATGAAGGTGGACAGCGGAACATACGAGGGAACCACGAACCCCGTGGACTTCAAGCGAAAGCAAATCGAACTTACCTACGGAAGCAAGGTGAAGCTCGTCGCACCCGAATACTTCGACACCGAGGACAGAGCAAGACAGAGCCGCATCATCGGCTGGGAACTTGACCTCGAAGACCTCACCCAAGGCACATACACCATCGGTGAGAGCAAGGCATACAGCAACAGCGAGAGCCTGGCGAGCACGGTAAGCGAGGTGGTCTATTACAACAGCCAGCTGCAGAACACCACCGCTCAGGGCAACATACCTGCCTACGACAAGCTGATAACCGAGCTTCAAAACAAGATGGAGTTCTTGGAGAAGAGGATGGACACCAAGCTGAGCAAGGTCTTCGAGGACAGCGCAAGGCAGCTCATCCAATTCAGCAAGGGCATCACAATCGGTGACTTCATCAGCGGACAATTCGGAAAGGGAGCCAGCATCGACGGAATGGGCAACGCAGAGTTGAACAGCCTCACGATTCGAGAGTTCATCGAGACACCCGAATATAGATGCAACAGAGTAACCATTCAGATAGGCAACCGATGGAGGGCAGCAGGCGGTGGAATCATCAAGGAGGTCATACCCGACACTGACAGCGATGGGAACCAGCTAACGACAGGAACCATCGTCCTCCACCTCCAGGACGGAGAAATAGGCAAGATTGCTGTTGATGACATTTGCCAAGGTATATGGCATGAGGGAATGAACATCGAGGACAACGAGAGCGATGACTACGACGATGGCATAGGCAACTTCAAGTTTGCAGGATTCTACACAGCATACTTCCGAATCACGGAAATCATCGACACCCAGCACAACAGCAGGGTACGCTACGCATTGAGACCGAAGAGCGATACATGGCAGAGCCAGCACCACCCACACGATGCGATGCACTTTGTCGCCTACGGCAACTTCAGCGACGAGACAAGGCAGAAGAGCCGATACAGCACGCTGACATACGAACGATACCTTGCAGGTGTGAACAACTGGGAGTTCACCAAGGAAATGGTAGCCGCCCAATTCGGAGACCTGACGAACCTCTCCATTTTCGGACTCAACATGAAAGGGTACTCCGCATACCTCAACAACATATACATGAGCGGAACCATCCAGCAGTTCGAGCAGATGGGAAGGCGAATGTACATCGACCAGAGCCTGGACGGACGGATGGCTGCTGACGAGACGGAGACCGTCACAATCCAGATCCTGGACGGATACATGCAAGACCACACCAGCGAATATACATTCAAGGTGGAGCGAGACACAGGGGATACCGCATCGGATGCGGTCTGGAACGCAATGCCAGAGCACGCCAACTGCGGCTCCTCATTCCAGATTTCGTTTGCAGACCTCCACATAAGCGAGAGCCACAGCGGAATCAGCACCCTGTTCTACGTCACGGCAGACGATGGAAAAGAAGCCCCGATAACGGAGCCGATAGAATATTAACTTTAAAAGCAATAGGAGAACGAGAATGGCAACAAAGAAAAGGACATTCCAATCGGAGCGAAAGCACACGAGGCTCGACTTCTCGCCATTGGCAATAACCTGCGAGCTGGTCTGCATCACGGCTGACTCGCCAACGGCACAGACAGCCAACACCGCTCTGAACCAGTTCGAGCCAGACCGAGGGATTACACCGACAATCATCAGACCGCAGACCACGGTCAATGACCCCGACGGCATCTACACATCGGGAATCAACAACCACAACCTGGCGAGCGACCAGCACGAGTGGTTTGTGAACGGCACGCCAATCGCCAAGGCTTGGAAGCAGGGAACTGACTACGATATCATCAAGGACGCAACCGAGGACAACGGCAGCTTGAAGATTATGCGCAACATCATCCCTGGTGAAGTTGCGACTCTTTCCTACAGAGGAAAGTTCAACGATTTCAGAACAGGAACCAACTACAACGTGGAAGCCAGCGGAATGGCACTCACCACCACGGACAAGGGAGGCAACAAGATAGCCTGCTCCGTGGACTGCGAGCAAATCACCTACGACCCACTGAAGGACGAGCTGCTCCTTTATGAATACCTGGTCGCTGAGGGTATCGAAAAGGCAGGGCAAAGGGACAAGTTCATCAACGGCAAGAGCTACGAACGCTCGGTCAGCGTGACGCTCACGCAAGGAGACGCAACCATCACCACCCTGCCAACAGGACTGACAATGCGCCTTGTAGAACGAGGCAAGAGCACAGCCCTCACGGCAGGAACGCTCCAGCACCCAGAAATCAAGTCCATAGCATTCCCGAACATCGCCTTCGACTTGCGATTCACATGGAGTCAGGAGTTCGAGGTTCAGTTTGTGGACGCAAGCGGCAACGTTAAGACAAGCTGCGGAATCAGCCTACAAAGGGACATGAGCATCCTCACCCAGCACGACGTGGCGAGAGGAAACGACATCGTGCAAGGACAGCAGCGTTACTTCAACTACGGCATCTTTGCCACAGGCTCGCAACCCATCCAATACCCAGAGCTCTACTACAGCATCAGATGGTGGACGCAGGCAAGAGTTTATGACTCGGCATCCAAAAGCTACAAGTTCGCAGAGAAAATCGAGAGACAGGAAGGTCAGAGCATGGAATGCAGCGTGGACTCCCTCGGCATTGGCTACGAGAAGAACCTTTGCTGGTTCGACGTGGGAATGGACATCGAGGAACGAGACGTGGCAGCAATCATGACAACCGAGGACGATAGCAACATCCTCACCGACGAGAACGGCAACATTTATATTATATAGAATGAGATACGCAATAGTCGAGACAGAGAAGGCAGAAGCCAAGGGGCTGAAAGCCAAACACCATCGAACGAACAACACAGGCTCGAAGATGGCAGTGAACGAGAACGAATTGCTGAAGGTGAACGAGAACCCAGAGACAGCGGCAACGCTGCTCGGAGGCAAGTTCCAAGACCTGGAGCAATTCAAGGTTGAACTTCAAAAATGGGATGAATAAGATGGCAAACAAAATCAAGGGAGCGTTCACGGTGCGCTTCATCAGAACAGGCGACCAAATCTACGTCGAAAAGACCATCGTGAAATTTGACAAGAACGGCACGGAAAGCGGAGGCTCGCTCTTCCAAGCAATCGACCCGACAAACGGAGGTCTGTCCGTTGATTGGAAGACAAGCATCTACGAGCAGCCAGCACTCAAGATAGGAATCAAGAGCGCAGTCGGCAACCCCGTGACGATAACAGACATCAAGTGGACATACCGAGGAACGCAGCTTGCATTCAACGCAAGTCCAGCCACAACAGGAAACTACGCAGGCTGGAACCTATCCACAGACGGAAAGTTTGCAAAGAAGGAGATGGACGGATTCTGCTACCTCCGAGTGATTGACAACATCGCCAGCACCACCATCGTCTCCAACCAGATCATCGGCTACGAGGTCAGCTACATCAGCAACAACGTGAGAGACACCATAGCAGGAACGGAAGACATCCTCATCCAGCAGGCAGGAGCGGACAGCTACTCAATCAACATTACCACGGCTTGCAGCACGCTGAACGCAACAACCACCAGCACCACCCTCACGGCAACATACCTCTATGGAGTAAAGCCGATTTCAGACTCCGAGTTTGCAGCAAATTGGAAGCTGGAGTGGTACAAGGATTTCGTCCTCATAGACGGACAGAACGGAAAGACGCTGAAAGTAACGAGGGACGATGTAGATGGCAGCTCGGTGTTCAGCGTAAAGCTCCTGCACAAGGAAGGAGACACATGGGCAGTGAAGGCTGTGGACGCACAGAGAGTGACGGACGATGCCGACGAGTGGACGATAGACGCAGAACCCGATGGAGCAAACCCAGATGCGATATCCAAAACCAGCAACGCCAAGTTTGTACTGAAGCTGAAACAGAACGGCACTGCATACACAGGCAGCACCACATGGGCGTGGGATGTTTACAACGCACTCAACGCAAAGACCTACAGCGGAACAGGAGCGAACGTGACGCTTACCGCAGAGATGGCGAAATGCACGCCAGACGCAAACAACACCGACAAGAGTTATTATTCAGACGTGGCTGTCGAGGTTTCGGCAGCGTTATCATAAAGAAGGAGACAGAAAATGAGTTATCAAAAAATTACACAGGCGACAATCGCCACGACACTGAACAATTCAGATTACATCTTCGTGATGGCTGGGGGAACGCTTAAGCGAATCACCCTCGACAACCTCAGAGCCATGATGGAGGAAAACCAGCAGCAGTTCCTGGACGAGAACGCATTCTACATCGAGGAGAACACGGCAGCAAGCAAGGGCTCTGCATACTGCGAGACAGGAGGCAGCAGCCTTATGCGTCAGATTTGGCTCTCGAAGATTTGCGCAATCTTGATGACGCAGGACGGACACTTCACGAAGCTCAACCCATCCGACCACCGATACACTGCGGACGGAGACCAAGTGGTGAAGGACGGAGCCGTGGTGGACGCATACAAGAACGCAGACTGGTTCGGAATGCTTGAAGGCGGTTATTGGAACTACCTGCAAGAGGTGACCATCAGCGGAGTGAAGCATATCCGACACCACATATCGCTCACACCACTGCCAGGCGGCTGGTTTACGCAGAACATACCAGCAGGCATGTTCAAATGCGTGATTCAGAACGGACAGATGCGAAGCATACCATTTGTGGTACCAAGCGGAGGCAGCAACATCAACCAATTCTTCAACTACGCACAAGCACGAAGCAAGAACCATGGACTTGCAGGCGAGCCATTCCGCAACTTCCTCCTTCAGTACATGATGGGCAAGTACGGATACAGAGACATTCAGAACTTGGCGGCATCCGATGGTACAAAGATTTTCGGCTGCGGATTGGACGGAACAGAGAAGAGTGCATCTTCAACATTGGGTGACGGATTCGCAAGACAGAAAAACATTAAGACAGGAGCCTGCCTCGCTCTTGGATACAGCGACGGAAAGGTGGTGGTCAAGGATGCAGACAACTACGCCTGCCACAGCGTGAACGTGGGAGTATGGGAAAACCCATATGGGCAATATTGGGAAATGGACGGACACCTCTGCAGCGTAGGTAACGATGTTTACCAATGGGACGGAAACTTCTTGCCTACAGGAACACCGACAGCGGACAGCTTCGCTGCGGTCAAGCATACCAAGATGACAAGACTCGCAGCCGAAGGTTCAAGCAACGCAGACATTACCCTTATCACCACCAAGGGAGCGCAGCACATGAGCTACGTGCCTACCAAGCAGCATACAGGCATCACCTACGGAGACCACTACTGGTACAACGCAAGTGGACAGCTGTGGCTTGGTGGCGGCGACTCGGTCCTCGGTGCGGCGTGCGGTCTCGCTTGTGCGTCCTCGTACCACGCCTGGTCGTTTGCGAGTGCGACCCTCTCGGCTCGACTTGATTTTCATGGTGACCTCACGGAAGTGACATCAGCCGAACTGAAGAGACTCCTTGCAAGTTAAGCAAGGAACAAAACGAGAGAACAAACAATAAATTCAAACAAGAAAAGGTAACTTCAAAGGGGGCGTGGGGGAATCCCCCACCCGCCAATGATGCCCCAGAATAAAGAAACCCCTCGCCCAAGCTCGTGGCGAGGTAGGCAAAGGAAAAGGACAGCTGTGGATTGGTGGCGGCAACTCGAACAACGGTGCGAATTGCGGTCTCGCTTATGCGAACTCGAACAACGCCTGGTCGAATGCGAATGCGAACATCTCGGCTCGAATTACTTCTACGTTTTCGGAGACGGAAACGAAAAACAAATAAGGACACGAGTACTGCGTCATGGGAAAGTGTCCGCCTTTTCTGAGCCTCGGCAGCTGGTGCATAAGTACAGCCAGTGATGAGCCGAAACAAATCGAACTTGCGCAGGCAACGCCCAGCGACCTGCCCGTGGTGTTAGTAAATCCGAACCGAGGATGGTCGGAAGTTGAAAGCTCTGCACAGAGAGAAGCAAGCCCAACGAGAACAGATACGAGCAACGACTTGATAAAGACGAAAGACAATGCCGAAAAGACAAGGATACGTATACGATGACATGTGGCAATGGGAGACCTTGAAGGAAGCCGACAGGGTATCAACCAGACGCAAGAAGAACTACGGAGTCAAGAAGCACAGGAAGCAATGGCTCAGAGACCTCGTGGAAGTCCAGGGCATCATCCATGACAGGAAGATGCGCACGGACGAATACAAGCACATGACGCTGAAGAACGGAAAGAAGGAGCGAGACATCAGCAAGCTCAACTTCCACCCGAACCACATCGAGCACCAAAGCCTGGTCTTAGTAAGCCACGACAGAATAGAGCGCACATTAATCTCGCACACTTATGCGTCAAGGATTGGCTACGGACAGATAGCGGCTGCGCTTCAAGTCAAAAGATGGCTGTGAGAGCAAGGGAGCGGATGCCTATGGTACGCACAGGGCGACATTTGCCATTATTACGCCAACATCCTGCACCAACTGCTCAGAAGGAACATGGAACACCTATTCAAGGACAAGGAGTTCATCGACGCATACATGGAGCCGTTCGAGAGGTTCGCCCCAGATGGAAAGGGCATACCGCTGGGCATAAGACCCAGCCAGGACAGCGGCAACATTTCGCTGATGACATTCGACAGGTTCATGAAGGAGGAGGCGAAGGCGCACCTTTATATCCGATACCTCGATGATTTCGTCATATTCGGAAAGACGAAGGGAGAGGTGAAATGGAAGATGAAGAGAGCGATAGCATTCTTGAAGGATCTGGGATTCGAGGCACACGAGCCAAAGATTCGCCCGATAAGCGAGGGCTTGGATTTCCTCGGTTTCGTTTCCTACGAGGGAGGTAACATGTTTTGGAGGAAAAGCGACAAGGTGAGCTGGCTCAAGAGAAGAGCGAAGGTCACGAACAAGCGAAGACTCCGTGAGATAGACGCAGCAGCATGGGGCATGATAAAATGGGGAAACAGACATTGCAAAAGACTTTATAAGATGGAAACAGGAATCAACTTACAAGACCTCGGCATCAAGATGCCAGAGAAGAAGGACAAGAACGGAAAGCGAATCATCGACTCTCCAAAGATTACGACGGCACTCATCCTCAACAAGGAGATAGAGGTCATCGATTGGGTGAAGGACGTGCAGACGAGCTACGGGGCAGGACGATACGCAGTGGAGATTGTCTTCTACGGAAGCAAGCAGAAACTCATCGTGAACAGCCCATCGATGAAGCAGCTCATCGACGCTTTCGACACCAACCACGTGACGAGCTTCAAGACTGTGGTCATTGACAAGGGAGGCTCGCACTTCGAGTTCAGCCAGGTCAAGATTCTCACAATAGATGGCAGACCTGTCGCCAAGCAGAACGACGGCAAGCTGATATACACCGACAACAACGAGGTCGTAGACCTCACCATGTTTAACAACCAAACAAAGTAGGAGGCAGAAAAATGAAACAGCAGTACGGAAACATCAGAAGAACGTTCATGGAGCAGAAGCCAGAGGTGTACGACCGAAAGACACGCATCGCCTACATGGACTTCACAGCGGACACCCAGGAGAAGACCGACAACGCCAGCCAGGACACCGACAAGGCTAAGGGCAAGGAAGAGAAGACCACCATCGAGGGATTCAGCGGCTTTGTCATTCAGACCGACGGCATCATGGACTACGCCCACATCAAGAGCCAGCTCGTGGAGGCGGCATACCCACAGAAGGAAGAGCACGCCCTGGCATTCAATACCATCGACGCATTGCTGAAGAAGGTGGACGGAGTGGAACTGACCGAGGAAGAGAGCCAAGACCTCGCCAACTACAAGGACTTCTCGGAATACCGAGCATTGTGCGCCAACTGCGCCCACGCCATCATCGACAACTTATTCACTTAAAACAAGAGACCCACCATGCAGAAGAAACGAATATTCAAGGGAGCGTTCACCTGCAGGTGGGCTCCTTCGGACGGAGCGGACGGCAAGGATGGAGACCCAGGCAAGGACGGAACAGGAATCAAGTCGGCTGACGTGGTCTTTGTCCTTTCGGCAAGCAACACCAGCGAGCCATCGGACACCGCAGGATGGGTAACCACATTCACCCAGCTCGCAATGAAGGAGAACACCTATGTATGGAGCTGCACCAAGATTGTCCTCACGGACGGAACGAGCAAGTACACAGGCAAGCAATGCCTCGGTGCGAGCAAGGACTTCATAACCATCACCGAGCAATATGCCGTGGGCAGCAGCCCAACCACTGCGCCAACGAGCGGATGGGGAACCACCTACACGCCAACCAAGGAGCTATGGCTGTGGACACGCAACAGAATGGAATGGAAGAACGGAACATTCACATACACCACACCTTTGTGCGTTAGCTACTTTGGTAAAGACGGAGCGGACGGCAAGGACGGAGACCCAGGAGACGATGGCAACGGCATCAGCTCGCAGACATCGTACTTCATCGCAACCGACAAGAAGAGCGTGGCATCATACAGCTCGGTGAGCGGATGGAGCACCACATTTCCAACGCCAAGCGACCAAAAGCCGTACGTTTGGAAATGCGTGAGAACCATCTACACCAAGAGCGGTACCACCTACTCCACACCAGAGCTCGTCACAACATACCACAGCGGAGATAATGGCAACATCCTGGAGAACGCCAGCTTCACTGACGCAGACAACATGGAAGCGTGGAACGTCAAGAGCCAATACCAGCCACTCAGCGGAAAGACTGCACCGCAGGATCTGGGTAGCATTGACACCAGCAACAAGAAGGACGGACGCAACTCATACCACGACACCTGCAAGGCGACAGGAGTCACCATCACCTGCAAGGAGATGCTCCGTCAGAAGGTACACCACCCAGCAGGAGGCATTCAAAAGCTGGCAGCAGGGCAATGGTACACGCTGAGTTTTTGGGCGAAGGGAAGAACAAAGCCTATTGTCATAAACGAGACGAGCAGCAACTACGGATTCGCAACCAAGGAACTCTACCTCATTGCAGGCAGGACATACACCATAAGGGTAATCGGCAAATGCGACAGCACTGCCGTAGTCAACGGAAAGGAACTGCGCACATACATCTACGCAACCGATTGGAGCGAAGGGAACTCATGCGCAACCAAGAGCACATCGGTAACAGCAATGAGCATGACCTTCACCCCACAGAAGACAGGAGCCTACCGCATATCGAGCTACCAATACGACAACACCGAGCCAAGGACTGGCAAGGTGACCGTCCAGCAGTACGAGATTACCGACCAGGTGGACTTGGTCACCTACATCTACCCGACAGCAGTGGACACAAGCACCAAGATGATTGTGGACGGAATCGAGGTAACAACGCCAAGCGACCTCGGTTACACATGGAAGCTGACGGACGAGTGGACTCGACACAGCGTGACGTTCAAGACAAAGCAGAACCTCACCACAGAGGAACAGAACTGCCTGTTCAGATTAATGCCAGCCATTAACGAGGAAGGCTACAGAGAGGCGTGGATTTGCATGCCGAAGCTGGAGAGCGGAATGTTTGCAACAGGATTCATCGACGGCATCGATGACCTCCGAGGCATTCCTGGACTCATAGAGAGAACCAGCGAGTGGAGTGCAGGAACCGAGTACCACAACGACGAGAGCCTAACAGGAGGAATCCGATACCTCGACATCGTCACGGTCACCGACAACACTACAGGCAACTTCACGATGTACCAATGCCGAACCACCCACACCTCCACCGCAGCCAACGCACCGAATGGAGCTGACAGCAACGAGTGGCTGAAGCTGAACCAGATGCGACCGATTTACACACCACTCATCGTGGCAAAGAACGCAGTCCTCAGATTCGCACAGACCAACCGCATCCTGATCACCAACAGCAAGCAGCAGGTGCAGGGTTGCTTTGGAGGGGTCGAGGATGAAACCAACGGCTACCCTTTGTGGATAGGTGGAGCGACCGCAGCAGCAGCCAAGTTCAAGGTCAAGTACGGAGGACAGCTGGAGGCAACGGAGGCAAGCATCACAGGCAAGATAAACGCAACAAGCGGAACCTTCAACAATGTATCCATCAACAGCGGAACAATCGGAGGTTTTACGATTAGCGGTAACGGACTAACCAACGAGAAGAACTTCAACGATGATGCATACATCATCTTAAGGAACGACAACGCTGGAGCCTTCGCTGGAATAGGTGGAAACCTCCTCCCAGCCTCAAGCAGCCTAAGAGCCGTGGCACGATTCCAGAATGAGAATAAAAGCAATTGGTTCAAATACGACAACATGGGACAGAACTACGCCATGATTTTGTCAGCCAAGAACGCAGACCGAAACATCGCCCTCTCCATTTTAGGAGGATGCATCGAAGGGCTTGCTATCAAAACCTCTGTCGTAACAACCGACAACTACAAGGTCAAGCGAGACGAAGGTATCGTCGCAATCCACAACGAGTCATTCACAGAAATGACATTCATCCTGCCAGACATGAACTGGTATGACGAGGGGCACCAAATTACTTTGTGCGTTTCCGCAATGTACAGAGGATACTACAGCTTCTACATCAAGCCGGGCTACTGCTACGACAAGAAGGGTACCAAAAAAGAGACCTTTATTCATTGGCATGGTAACAATTACACCATAAGCGGTTTTAATAACGCAAGCAGAATAATGGGATACGACAGCATTACGTTTATATATGTACCGAGATGGAACCTTGTCAATGGTTCAGCGGTAATGCAAAGCGGAATGTGGATAGTTTCAGCAGGAACAGCGCAATAATACAAGGAGACATAAAAATGAAAATCAATTTTGAGAAGGTCGAGGTATTCGCCAACCTCGCAAAGACCAAGGCGACAATTATGAACATCAAGGAAGGGTTTGCGGACGCAATCTACACCCAGGGGCAAGGCATCGCCTGCCACGCCCTCGCCTTGAAGATTTACAACAGCAAGGGAGAGGAGGAGTACGATGACAAGGAAGTGCAGCTCATCGGTGTTTGCTCCGAGCTTTGCAGCCCAGCGGTCATGGACGGCATCAAATCAATGATTGAGAAGGGCAAGCAGGAGGGACAGCCATGAGCGCAGACATCCTACAGGCAATAGCCACAGGACTCGTGACCATTCTCGGATTCTTCATGTTCTACGACAGCAAGAAGCGAACCGAGGCAGCGAAGGCATCGCAGGAGGAAGCGAAGGCTACCGCCCAATACGCAAGCGGCTGGAAAGACCTCTGCGAGAAGAAGGACAGCGAGCTGAAGGCGAAGGACGAGAAGATAGACAGCCTCTACGACGTGCTGAACCAGCACCGAGCCACCGAGGACAAGCTGAAGGACGAGAACATGGAACTGAGGCTACAACTCCAGGAGGCAAGCTGGAACCGATGCGTCCGCAACGGATGCGTCAACCGAGACCCACCGAGGGAGAGGAAGCAGGTCGAGAGAGAATACCAGGAGGGAATGAAGAAATGAGAGCAAGCCAATATTTAGCGAAGCTCATCCAAACCAACAGTGGAGTATCCAGCAAGGCGTTCTTTTTGGTGAGCGTCACCATCATCGGATGCCTCCTGCTGCTGGTGGTGGGATTCGTCCTGCTTTACGAGGTGCTGACAACGAACACCATCCACACGGACTTGATGGGGCTGGCAGCGGTCATCGGGGCGATAGGTTCCCTGTTCGCCACGGCAGGAATCACAAAAGCATTCGGGGAACGAAACGAGACAAACAACAACAATTCAAACAAGAAAGAGGAGACATAAGCAATGGCAGACGTTAAAAAGTTCGAGCCTTTCGTCCTCAAATGGGAGGGAGGCGCAAAGTATACAAACAGCAAGATAGACCGAGGTGGAGCCACCAAGTACGGAATCACCATCGCCACCTGGCGCACCGTAGGGTACGACAAGAACGGAGACGGAAAGATAGACGAGAATGACGTGAAGCTCATCACCGAGGAAGACTTCACGAAGGTTCTCAAAAAGAACTTTTGGGACAAATGGAAGGCTGACCAGATCAAGAACCAGAAGGTAGCCGAGATTTTGGTGGACTGGTTGTGGGCAAGCGGAAAATGGGGTATCATCAAGCCCCAGCAACTGCTTGGGGTGAAAGCAGACGGCATCGTCGGCAAGCAGACACTCGCAGCCGTGAACGGCTACCCGAACCAACGCCAGCTCTTCGATGCCATCAAGAACGCAAGGAAAGCGTACATCGACAAGGTCATCAAGAACGACCCACGACAGATAGCCCACAAGGTGGGATGGCTCAACAGAATAAACAGCATAACATTTGAGGATTGAAACAATGACAAGAGAACGACAGAAGAACCTTTGCATCCTGCTCATCATTTGCATCGCAATGCTGCTGCTCGCAGGATGCGCCACCAAGAAGAAGGCGATGGCAGAGACAACCAGCACCACAGAGACGAGCAAGGTGGAGCGAGAGAAGGACAGCACCATCACCGAGACCCACGACACCACCAAGGTCACCGAGAGGCTGGTACCCGTTGAGGTGGAGATACCAGCAGCCAGCAAGGAGCGAACAACCCACGACACCACATCGGTGCTGGAGACAGACCTGTACAAGTCCACCGCATCGTGGAAGGACGGAGTCCTGCATCACACGCTGGAGGCGAAGCCAGGAGCCAAGGTGAAGGGAATGGCAGCGGTCAGAGACACAACCAAGAGCAGCTCCACGAGGAACGAGAACAAAAACACGAGGAACTCCTCTACAGAATCCAAGAAACAGCAGGACAACACAACAGAAGTCACCAAGACGGCAACCACATCCAGCCGAGCAGGATGGCTGACGGCAGGTATAATAATAGGTATAGCAGCGACCCTCGCCATCCTTTACCGATACCGAAAGCGAGGAAAGAAGTGAGGAAAGAAAAAGCAAGTGAGGAAAGACCTCTCCACCAAGGCGTGGAGGGGGCTTTTTTTTGATAACTTTCTTTATCTAAGTGATTGATTTTCTGTAACTTATAATAACTATAAAGTTATACAACTTTGCAAAGAATTGATTACCTTTGCATCAGAAAAGAAAAGGAAACGCCCCCTTAACCAAGGGGCACAAAATAGGAGAAAATATAATGATTACAATCATCAACAAGTACACAGGAGAAGAGATTATAAAATACAGCAACGCACTCGTAAGCGAAGCCACGGAGGATAGCTTCATCGCAAACGTAAAAGGGTCGGGGATTTTCCGAAGCAGATGGAACGCAGTGGTTGATTACTTCATTACGATAGGCACAGGGGCATACGCAAGCACACAATGCCTGCTGAAAGAACAGTTCGCAGTCAAGGAGTGCATGAAGAAACAAACAAGATAACAACAACAAGGGAGGCGCAAGCCTCCCACAAAGCAAAGGAGACAACAACATGGCAAAGACAAGAAGACTCGGAAACTTCACCGAGACAAACGAAAAGGTAGAGTTCACATTCATGGGCTGGGACGGCACAGGATACAATGGCGAAGGAAAGACCCAGAAGGTATGGAGAATAGTTGGAGACGAAACCAAGTACATCTGCAAGTGGATGCCACGATACCACGCCTACTGCATTCTCGGCATCAACGAGAACGACAGAGCGAAGCAGACAAACCTGCCCATAGCATATTTTGTGAGAGACTTCGAAAGAGAGGAAATGGAAATAATAACACTTTAACATAGGAGACAGAAATCATGATGCAGAATGAATTTGAACAGAGAGCAAACTTCAAGGTAAGCACCGATTGCTACCACAAGTTAATCGAACCAGAGTACAACGCAAGCAAGCTTGACAAGGACGAATGGGTAAAGGAATGGAAGAAGCAAGGAGGCATCCAAAAAGCCTACGAATGGGAGCTGGATCTGGGAGAGACGGCACAAGCCATACAGGACTGCATCGACACCTACACCGAGGAGAGAGAAAAGAGAAAGGAGGCTGGGACATGGGAACTGCCAAGAAGATAATCGAGAACACGGCATACAAGCTCGTGGTGGAGACGGACAACGGAGCGTACCGCCTCCACTTCACAAGAAGGTACGACCAGGAGATAACGCAGACAGGCAAGACCCGATACGTTTACAGAGGATGGGATGTCAGAGCCTACAGGCTCGCCTTAGGCAATTGGAAGAGCTGCGACGCAAGCCACATACCAGCCACCTATAAAGACAAGAAGACCATCCTCGCCTTCATCAAGAACCGCCCAGCGTTCAGCATTGCAGCGAGCGAGATAAAACACTGATTATCAGCTAACAAGAAGATAACTTTTATTGTCTTTTTGTTAGCTTTTGTTATCTCTATTTTTATACAACATTGCGATATTTTTATTACCTTTGCAATAGAAAAAGAAACAAAGAGCACAACAACTTAAGCCCTACGGCACCACGGTCAAGCCGCAATTTTTATGGCAAGAACAATGTACACATACAACAT